AAGATGTTATCCTTGGTCAAGTATTTTATAATACAACCACTGAAGCCTATAAATTTGTTAACTTTCTAACTCTTGACCCTTCTCTCGCAGCAGGCCGCTCAGTATTTCTTGATACAAATACTGCATACGTTCAGTTTGATTTAAAAGCAACTCCAGAACCAGTATTGTTGCCAGATGAGTTAATTGTAGATGCAACCGCAACAGGATACGAGCAGCCTCTATTTAAAATAACTTATAATACTGCAGACTCTGCTTTTGAAGCTGAAGATACTGGATATAGTGCTCCCAGTGGAAGTAATCCTTTTAAATATGAAAAAACAATTTATATCTACGATGAAGATGATCTGCTTTCTTATGGAAGTGGAAGTGCTTATGGAATTCAAGTAGATGTAATAGAAGGAAAAGACCCCGGAAATTCTGATAAATACTCTACGGATACTTTAGAAATTCCAAAAGTAGAAGATGTAGCAGCAGGTTCAGGTGCAAAAATAGTCAATCTGGAGCTGGAAGATTATAGTATTGTATATGATGCTGATGGAGAAAATCCTCAGTTTAATAATTCAAGTGGAAACGCAGGCGATATTACAATTACGGCCACAGCTTCTACAGGATTTGCGAATCCTTTATTTAGATTTACAATAGATGGTACTCAAGGCAATTGGGTTTCTTCCGCAAGTAATATTTCTACCGAAACGTATACTGTTCCTACTAATATTTCTACATGGGGTTCAGGCACAGGAGGTACCCGTGTATTTAGTGTAGAAGTTGCAGAAGAACCTACTTCTTGGACCCAAGGAGTAAATGATCCTACTGAAATAGAGGCAAGCGATAGTGCCAGCCTACTTGCTGTTCAGATAGGTCAAGGTGGTCTAGCAATAGTGCTATCAAACCCCACTCACTCTCTTACTGCTGATGATACTGGAGTTGTTTCTAGTAACACTGGTTCTGGCACTACTATTGAAGTATTTTCAGGAGGTGTAGGATTAGATTATGTTACATCAAGCCCGACTTTGGGTCAATGGACAATTTCAAGTATAAGTGATACTGGCGGCGCTGACATTACTCCTGGTACTCCTACTACGTCAGGATCAGGACCAGTAGTGGCGAATGTGCCCGACCATACCTTTAGTTCAGTAAACGCACTTGACGACCAAGAATCAATTACTTACGCTATTGAGGTTCCCCAAGGGGCAGGTAAATCTGATTTAACAGCAACAGCAGTACAAACCTTCAGTCTTGCAAAAGCAGGAGTAAATGGTAATCCAGGCTCTTCCGCAAGTATTGTATTTTTATATGCGGCAGCAGAAAATCGACCGAGTGAGCCTCAATCAAGCTTTCCAGATATAAAAGTTGATCTGGCTACGGGTACAATTGTAACAGACTCAAATATAACTGGATATTATACGGAAGGTACCTCGGGTGGAACAAATAATACTGATCCTGCAGCAGATTGGTATACTACGGCAGCAGGAACTAGTCCTACTTCAACTGAAAAAGTTTGGGCTATTGCTGCAACAGCAAATGGAAGTGGTGCGTATGACCTTATCGAATATAATGAGTGGTCAGATCCTCCAACTCAATTTACGGGAATTGATGGATATAATCAAGCAACTATTGTTCTTTACCAACTAAGCAATGATGATGCAAATGCTCCCAATGATCCAACCGAGTCCCTTTCGTATAATTTTGCAAATGGTAGTTTGAGTACTGAATCATCAACCCCCACAGCGACTGTTTTAAATGGGTGGGGCGAATCTAGGCCGGCTCCGACTCTTAGTCAGAAATATTTATGGAGAATTAGCGCAGCCGCTATCTCGAATGTAGAGACTGATTCAATAAATACAGGGGACTGGTCTACTGCAATAATTGATAATGCTTTTCCTTCAACTGCGAAACAGCTATCTTTATCTACGAGCGCACAAAACTTTGTATTGCGAAAAAATAATACTATTGAACCTTCTTACATTGCAATTACTGCAAATAGACAAAATATCGGAACAACCGCTGCAAGCTGGAGTTCGAGTGCAGATTTGTATGCTGCAGCCACGGGCGGCAATCCTATAAATCAATCAACTTTTACGGGAGATACTGTATATTTAAGAAGCAGTTCCGTATCTTCTCCAACCACAACTTCTGTAAGTGTTTCAGCAAGTGTTTCATTTGATGGAACAACTTACTCAGATAGTGAAACTATTGAAAAACTTATTGATGGTGGAGAAGCAATTACTGTTTCTTTATCAAATGATAATTTTACAGCCTCTGCTGACAATGATGGTAGTAACCCTGTTATGAACGGCTCTGGCACAAGTTTATCTGTTTTTGAAGGTGCTACTTATCTTACATACAATAGTACGGCTAATACTAATCAAGGTCTGTCAAACGGGGAATGGAGAATCACTGGAGGTCCTTCAAGTAGTGCGGGAATTGTCCCTGCAACACCTTCCGTTTCAAATAATACAACTTTAGTTTATGGAGATGCAGGGGCAGGCAGTGGAAATTTTGGCGGAACCGGAAACAGTGGAACCCTTGTCTGGACAATCGCGGCAAAAACTCAGAGAGGAGATATTGTTGCAGGAATATCAAAAGTTCAAACTTTTAGTAAGTCTAAAACTGGCGCTGTTTCTACTACTCCAGGCCCTGATGGAGTTGATGGAGATGCTGGATTACGAGAAGTTAGTACACTAATATATCATCAAAACGGAGTACTTCCTTCTATAAATGGAACCTATACTCCGCCCTCAATAAGTACTACAAATAATAATGTAGATACAGTTTTTGATTTTGATAGTTTTTCGTTCACTGCGGGAGCCCCGCCTAATTGGAGCTTTAGTGCACCTAACTTTGAGCCTTTAGATAGTAATGGAGATTTTTACAAATATTACGCTGCTACTATGGTTGCCAAAGAGGGGTATACTACTGATGCAAATGGAGTAAAAACAGGAACTGGAGATACTTCTGGTACCGGTGGCTCTATTAGCTTTATTAATGTACGACAAACAATAGCTTTCGAAGGTCTTGTAACTTTTTCTGGCAGGACTCTTAAATGGGATAGTGCTGACTATGAATTTAACTATACAGCTATTGATGGTGCTTGGATAACTACAGGTAAGGTTACGGGGCCTAACTTAGGATATTTAAATAATAATGCAGGAACTACTAGTACCGATGCGAATGGAGTTGTAACCACTACCTCCGGCCCCGCTAGTCTAGCTCCTAGTAATGGTCAGATTACTTATACAAGTAGTGGAATGGAAATAGATTTTATAAATTCTAGAATTTTAAGTACAAACTTTTATGTTAATCCATCTATTACTGGTGGCGCCCCGCTAGCAGGCTTTAAAGGAAATCTAGAGGTACAAGGAAGTAGTACAGTTACTGGCACTTTAAAAGTAGGTTCAGGAACGAATACAGGCATAACTCTAAGTCCTGCTGGTACAAATAACGTAGATGGAGAAATAATTGTGGGAGGCGGCTCCGGGAGTGTAAAGATTGAAGGAAGTGGTCAAAGAATTGTAATTACTGATGGCAACTCAGTTGAACGAGTAATCCTAGGAAAGCTATCTTAATACCACCAAAAAAATAAAACTTGACATAAAATGTCCCCTTTGTTATAATTTCATCATGGAGAGATTTAAATGAGCGCAGCTACTTACAACTTATTCATTGACCAAGGATCCGACTTTGCTATTGACTTAGTAATTAAGGAAAATGGTTCCACCATGGATTTGACCAATTACTCCGGTCGTGGGCAACTGCGCTCAGCTCATGAGTCTACTACGATAGCAGGGTATTTTAAAGTCACAAAAACAAATCCCACCGGAGGGGCTTTAAAAGTAGAAATTCCAAATGGAGACTGGACCGACTCTGAAGGCACTGCTCAGCAAGGGAGCAAAGATATTCCTGCCGGACAGTATGTCTATGATTTAGAAATTTTCACTAATGCAGATGCAGTAGTAAAAAGAATTATGCAAGGAACTGCTACAGTTAATCCAGAAGTGACTAGATAATGGCCGGACCTACAACAATCGAAGTTACTGAAAACATAACTACAATTACAGCCACTGGAGATCAAATTTCAATTGATCTCACCGATGATGTAACTACTATAGAAGCATATAATTTAGCAGTGCCTACTGCGGTACCTGGAGTTATTGATGCATCTAGTGTAACTGTAAGTGCTTATAATACAATTTCTGGAGGTTTTTTAGATACAGCTCTAAAAGAGCTTGCAGATCAAAGTTTTCGTGGAAGTTCGACTCCCACTACAAATGTAGAAGAGGGCGATACTTGGTACGATACTTTAAATGATATTTTTTACGTTTACCGGACAATCAATGGTATCACAGACTGGTACCCCCTGCTTGCAACTCAAGTAGATAGTCGATTAGACGGAGGGGCCTTTTAAGGCTGCTGGAGACCATTTAAATGGCCACTACTCAAACTATTCAAATTAAGCGCAGTACAACCACCGCCGCTCCCAGTACTAGTCTAGCGGCAGGCGAACTCGCGTATTCAAGTAACTCTGATAAACTTTTTATCGGGCATCCTGATGGAACCACTGGTAATATTGTAATTGCATCTACCGCTCCTCTTACAGTCGGAGGCGATTCAGGTACTGATGTAACAATTAATATTCAAGATCTTCTTGATATTACTGGTGATACTGGTATTACTACTACTATTGCTAAGTCAGGAACTACAGCAACACTTAGTGTAGATCTTGACGATACTGCTGTAACTCCTGGAAGTTATGGCTCTTCTACTGCGATTCCTACTTTTACGGTCGACCAGCAAGGTCGTTTGACCGCAGCGGGCACTGCTTCGATTACTACAAGTCTTACTATTCAATCTGACGACGCGGTGGACAATGTTGTAGCTCTTGCTACAGATAAGTTAAAGATTCTTGGTGGAACCGGTATTACTACAAGTAACACTGGTGATGATGTAACAATTACTGGAGATGATGCTACTACATCTACAAAAGGTATTGCATCTTTTAGCTCTGCAGATTTTTCTGTTTCTTCAGGAGCGGTTAGTATTGCAACTGGAGGAATTTCAAATACTCAACTTGCAAATGACTCTACATTCCTTGGAAGCACAGAACTTACTTTAGGCGATACGACAGGCACTACATCCACTATTGATGGCATGCAAGTTATTCATGGTATTGATGGTTCGGGCACGGATGCTGCAGGTACAAATCTTACTTTAAAAGCGGGTGCGGGTACTGGAGCAGGTGCGGGCGGTTCAATTATTTTCCAAACTGCTGATGGTGCTACAAGCGGTACAGGTGTAAATTCATTTACTTCTGCAATGACAATTGCAGACGATGGTGCTGTAACAATCGCGGGTGATCTTACTGTAAATGGTACAACTACTACGGTAAATTCAAACACTGTAGAGATTGGCGATAATATTATTCTTCTCAATCGTGATGAAACGGGTACTCCTTCGCAAAATGCAGGTATTGAAATTGAGAGAGGCACAGCAACAAATGTTTACTTGCGTTGGAATGAGACTTCTGACATTTGGCAAGTATTTGAGCCCGATCCCAATAATAGTAATACTTTAACTACTGCTAACTTGTTGACAACAGTAAACTTTGAGACTCAGATTACGACACTCGACGGCGGCACGTTCTAAACAATATAATCCTTCGCGTATATACGCAGTTTTAAAGAGGGAGCCATATGGCACAGACGATTAAATTAAAGCGTTCTGGTACTCAGGGCGCTGCACCTACTACATCGAATTTAGCACTCGGCGAAGTTGCAATCAACACCTATGATGGCAAAATGTACATCAAAAAGGACGTTGGTGGTACTGAGTCTATTGTAGAGATTGGAGGAAGTGGAGCAGATTCAGTCTCTTATTTAGAAGCTGGAATGATTGAGTATGAGTATACTGCCACTTCCAGCCAAACTACTTTTTCTGGCTCTGATAATAATAGTGCAACTCTTTCCTATACAGCAAACTCTATCATAGTATTTCTTAATGGAGTATTTCAAGATGATGGAGTTGACTATACGGCGACAAATGGCACCTCTGTAGTATTTACTTCGGCTCTTGCTGCGAACGATGAAGTTCGCATAGCTGCATTTACAAATGTAACAACTACTGGTACTTTGCAGGATCCTACAAAACTTGATGCAATTACTACTGTAAATGCTCAGGCTGCGTATAGTCTTACCTTAAATTCGTCTGCGTACACTCCTTCTTCTGAAACTGCTCTTATTGTATCTCTTAACGGCATAACCCAGGAGCCCGGCGACTCTTTCACAATTTCTGGCTCTACAATTACATTTGATCCTGCGCTCGTAACAGGCGACGTGGTCGACTATATCGTAGATATGGGTCGAGCCGTTACAATTGGTGAGTATAGCGGAGATTTAGCAGTTGGTGGCGAACTTGAAGTTACTGGGGATATCATTGGTGACCTTCGAGGTGCTATATTATTTAAGGCACAAGCAGGTGAAGCACTCTCGAAAGGAGATGTTGTTTATATTTCTGGAATTTCTGGAAATACTACAGTAGTTTCTAAAGCAGATGCAGATGATTCTGCTAAGATGCCTGCATTTGGTGTTGTAGCTGCTGCAGCGTCTTCCGGCAATCCTGTAGATATTTATACCTTTGGTACTTTATCAGGGTTAGATACTTCTTCTTTTTCGGAAGGAGACGAGCTTTTTGTTTCTACCACAGCAGGTTTATTAACAAATTCTGCTCCTACAGGAGAATCTGCACAAATTCAAAAGATTGCAAAGGTTACTCGTTCTGATAATTCTGCTGGTTCAATTAAAATTATGGGTGCTGGCAGAAGTAATGCTACTCCGAATCTTGATGATGGCGATATATTTATTGGAAATGCTTCAAATCAAGCTGTAACTGCATCTTTAAATACAAAAATAGAAGATTACTTAGACGCGGGCACTTCTACACCTTCTTTCTCCACTATAAATTCTGGAAATATTACTACTACTGGCTATATTGCTGGACCTTCTACATTTACTATTGACCCTGCGGCTGTAGGCGATAATACTGGTACTCTTGTAGTTGCGGGTAATTTACAGGTTGACGGCACTACCACCACAATTAACTCGACTACAATGACAGTCGATGATTTGAATATTACTCTTGCAAGTGGCGCGGCCAACGCAGCCGCTGCAAATGGTGCTGGTATTACCGTTGATGGTGCAAGTGCTACACTAACTTACAATGGTACAAATGACGATTGGAATTTTAATAAAGGATTAAATGTAACCGGAAATTTAACCTCTACAGGCATCGACGATAACGCTACAAGCACTGCGATTACTATTGATAGCAGTGAGCGTGTAGGGATTAAAGCCACCTCATTAAATGCAAATTTAGAAATTTCTGGCAATACGACCACCGGCGGCGAAGATGTAGTTCAGTGGAATAACTCAAATGGCGTCAACAAAGGAATGCTCCAGCTTTCATCGGCTGGCGGCGGTCAAATTCAGTTAAGAGATGCTGGCAATACTGTAGATGTACAAATTTCCAGCACAACTGATTCTTATTTTAATGGCGGCGATGTTGGTATTGGTACTACGAGTCCTGCGGAGACATTGCATGTTGAAAATGCCAGCAATAACGCAATACTTTTAAATGCCCCTGCAAACAGATACAACTCAATAGGTTTTCAATCAGCAGGTACAGATAAATGGTGGTTAGGCAGGGCTGATAGCGATCAAATCGCTGGTGATGCGTTTTTTATTGGTGCAGACGCTGGCAATGCAACCGATGCGGGCGGGCTGTCAGCAAAACTAGTTATCAATTCATCTGGCAATGTTGGTATTGGTACTAATAGTCCTAATGCTTTGTTGCATGTTAGTTCAGCAGGTAATGGTGAAATAGAAGTAGAAAGAGTTAGTGGTGCGCTAATCAATATTCAAGCTCAAGCAGGTGTTGGCGTCATAGGAACCGATAGCAACCACGGTTTGCGCTTAAAAACAAACGGCTCGGTACGAGCTACAATTACTGCTTCTGGCAATGTTGGTATTGGTACTACGAGTCCTGCCGATGAATTAGAAATAGAAGGCGCTGACCCAGCAATTCGTTGGGATGACACATCTGCAGGAGGTTATGCTAGATTAGAAGCTACGAATGGTTCTATGGTTTATGAAGCAGATCAAGGAAATACTGTAGGAAATAGTACTCATATTTTTAAAGTTGATAGCGATGAAAAAATGCGCATTACCTCTAGCGGCAACGTTGGTATTGGCACTACGAGTCCTGCAAGTGCCCTTGAGCTTGAAGGCGTAGGTAATGCTACTAACATAACGTTAGATAACACTACTGCTACTACGGGGCGTTCATACTCCATACGGTCAGGAAATACAGGTAATTTAGACTTTTATGACAACGATGCTACAACCGCGCGAATTACGATTAATTCTTCAGGCAACGTTGGTATTGGCACTGCGAGTCCTGACAGGGTGTTTCATGTTAGCCGTAGTTCTGCCTCTGTTGTTTCTGGCAAGTTTGAAAGCGCATCGACTAGCGGTTCTCAGATTCTTTTCAAAGACGCAGATACTACTACTAATGACTTACAGGTTCGCATTGGCTCTGATGCTAATGACCTTGTGCAATATGCTGGCGGCTCCGAACGTATGCGTATCGACTCTAGCGGCAACGTTGGTATTGGAGAGTCTTCTCCAGAAACAAACTTACATATAACTTCTGCAACCAAAGATAGTACAGTTTTAAAACTAGAAAACTATTTATCAACAACGAATGGCTCCTCTTATGATAACTACCAAGAATTAAAATTTGTTGCGGCGGCCGCTGACCAAAATGCGGCAGGTATAAGACATCACGCAAATGTTTGGAGTACTGGCCATTCAGCACTTTCTTTCTGGACTAGTGAACATGGGGGTTCTTATGCCGAGCGTATGAGAATTGATGGAATAGGTCACATTGGTATGGGAACTAGTCCGCTTTCGACCGCAAAACTTACATTAGGTGGAACTAGTACTTCATATAGTGCCACTTTATTGTTTGATAATAATACAACAGGTGGCGCTGAATTCTTTATGTTAGCTTCTGATAATACTTGGTCAGCAGGAGCAAATAAATTTTTAATGGGACATGGCGCGCCGTCGAGTAGCAATGTCGATTTAGCAATTACAAGTGACGGCCACGTTGGTATTGGTACTACGAGTCCAAGTGTCCAATTTGAAGTAAAAGACGACACTACTTGGGATACAGCTCATTTTATGGGCGGGTCTACAGTTGGTGCTGGTTTAACTTTAGATGCTACAGATACAGGCGCCAAATGGAGCCTTATCGCTCAAGGAACTACTGGCGGAGGAAATGATAATAATCTTGGGTTTCATTTAACAAACGCTGGTACGAGCGGAGAAAGTGCTGGCTATAAATTTGTTATGACTCCAGTGGGTAATTTTGGTATTGGTACTACGAGTCCTAACTATCTTCTGCACATAAACCGAAGCACTAGCGCAGGAAGCTGGGTGCAGTTTACTAACTCTACTACTGGGACAGGAGGTAGTGCTGGAGCTTTGGTAGGCATTGACTCTAACGAAGATGTTAGAATTCTCCAGTATGAAGCAAAAGCTATAGAACTTCATACGTCTGCTACAGAACGTATGCGTATCGACTCCAGTGGTAACGTTGGTATTGGTACGAGTTCTCCTGTTCGTCCTCTTCACATACACCAAGCTTCTAACTCTCAGATGCAATTTACTGATGATACGTCAGGGTCTGCTAATACTGATGGCTTAAGAGTAGGGTGGAACGGCACTGAAGGACAACTCTATTTGTTTGAAAATGCGGCTCTTCGATTCGCAACAAATGATTCAGAGCGTATGCGTATTACAAGCGATGGTTTTTTGCTAGTTGGTACAACATCAACAACTGTAAATACAACTAACTTTGGGACAAGAATCGGAGGCTCGAATTCTTCCACTTTAAAGTCTTTCCGTAACGCAGGGGGAGGAAGTACTTGTTGTGCTTTTGGCGGAAATGCTGGTGAAGCCAAAGTTATGGGTGATGGCGACTTACAAAACACAAACAACAGCTACGGTAGTATTTCTGATGAGCGCGTTAAGTCAAACATTGTAGATGCCTCATCACAGATTGATGACATCATGGCTGTGCAAGTTAGAAGCTATACGCTCAATGAAACAGACGATACGCACATTGGTGTCGTTGCTCAAGAGCTTGAAGCCTCTGGAATGTCTGGACTTGTTAAGACTAACGATGAAGGCATGAAGTCAGTCAAGTACAGCGTCTTGTACATGAAGGCCATCAAAGCCCTACAAGAAGCAGTAACACGAATTGAAACACTTGAAGCCGAAGTATCGGCACTAAAAGGAGAATAAACTATGGCACACAACTGGACTATATCCGCAATGGATTACAACGTATCACAAGACGGTCACACCAACGTAGTGACTACCATACACTGGCGCTGTTCAAAGGAAGACGGCGACAACTCTGGTTCTTCCTACGGGACTGTAGGACTCGAAAGCCCCGGCGAGTCTTTTATCGAGTGGGCTAATATTACCGAAGAAACTGCCGTTGGGTGGGCTAAGGCCACAATGGGCGACGATGAAGTAGCCGCTGTTGAAGCCGCTATCGACGCACAGATCGCAGAACAGGCTAACCCGACTCACAGCTCTGGGATACCTTGGTAAGGAGTATACAAAATGTCAAAATCGAAGGGCAGACGGTTAGCAGAGTGGCTAAGAAATCTTGATAGTAATTCGAAAGCGTCTTCTGATACTATTGCAGATGGTAGTATTTCTACGGCTAAATTACAGACGGATGCGGTTACCAACGCAAAAATTGCGGATGGAGCTGTTCATACTGCAAATCTTGCTGATGCAAATGTAACTTTTGCAAAACTGCATACTGATGTAACAATTACTTCGTCTACGGGAATTAGTGGTTCAAATGATAATGATACTACTGTTCCTACAACTGCGGCCCTGATTGACTATGTAGGTACTCAAATTCAAACAAAAGATAACTCTGATGAAATTACAGAAGGCTCTACGAATCTTTACTATACAGACGCTCGTGTAGCAAGTTATCTTTCTACAAATGGATACGGCACTTCGAGTAGTATTATTGCTTCAATTACTGACAGCGCACCCACTACTCTTGATACACTAAATGAATTGGCTGCAGCCCTGGGTGATGATGCTAACTTTTCTACAACGACAGCGACATCATTAGGTAATCGTTTAAGAATTGATACAGCTTCTCAGGGTTTAACTGGAACACAACAAACAAATGCACTAACTAATCTTGGTATTACAGCAACTGTTGCGGAACTTAATTATGTAGATGGTGTAACTAGTAATATTCAAACACAGCTCGATGCAAAAGGCACATCGTCGTTTAGTGGCGCTTATGCTGATTTGACTGGCAAACCAACTATCCCAACGAATAACAACCAGCTAACGAATGGTGCTGGTTATATTACTTCTTTTGACATTACAACTCAAACTGACTCAAAGTATTTAAGAAGTGATACTTCCGATACTTTTACAGGAAATCTTACAATTGCGTCAGGTAGTTTAACTCTTCCTGGAGGATATAATTTGCAGTGGGGAGCAGGATATAACAGTGGAAAGTCGACTATATGGTCTAACGGAGCTGCAAGTATTATTCGAATGGCTCCAACTGGAAATAGCTCTGGAAAAACTCTCGAACTAACTGCAACTGATAATATTTCTTACACACCTTTACTTATTGATGCAGATTGGGATACGGGTTCCTATATTGAAGCTCTTACACTTTACGGCACATACCCTTCTTATGCATTTCGTAGTACCACATCGAGTACAACGTTTTTACAGCACTTAGACGCTTCCGGACATTTGACTTGGTACTTTGATACCAGTGGAAATACCGGCACTAGTTGGAGTATGAAAGCAAAGCTCACTTCCTCGGGCGTGCTTACAATAGGTTCAAGTGGTAGCGATACCGTTTGGTCGTCAGGTAACGACGGCTCTGGTTCGGGGTTAGACGCTGACACTGTAGATGGAATACAAGGTTCAAACCTATTAACTCTTAGTGGGTCGCAGACGATTACTGGAGTCAAGACTTTTTCAGTTGCAAGCGGAAATATATTTAAATTAAACGATACAAATGCAACAAATGCAACAAATGCAAATATTTATTTTTATTTTCAAGCAAATGGAAGTAATTTGGGTTATATAGGGTATGGAAGTGGCTCAACTAATTATCTTTACATAAACAACCCAAGCGCACCCGTTTATCTAGCTGGCTCAAGCGTACTATTACGAGGGGGCTATGAAGCGTGGGGCGCTGATAATGACGGTTCTGGCTCTGGTCTTGATGCTGACCTACTCGACGGACAGCAGGGCTCATACTATACAGATATGGCAAATAGTAGTGGTCAATTCACTACAATTTCTGCTACTAATGCTTCCTCTAGAGATAAAATTAGAGTATACCCCGGTAGTAATTACGCTATCGGAATGCAAGATAATATTACTTACGGTCATCTAAACGATTGGGCCATGACCTTCCAGATGAATGATGACACTCAATCTGATCGTGGATTTTGGTGGGGAGATTCAGGGCACGGCTTGGGTAACGGAGCAATGTCTCTCACAGTCAATGGTCGCGCTACAATTGCTACAAGCTTAAGTATTGGACAAGGAGAAAGCATTACCGGACCCAACAGCACAACATTATATGTTGGGGGAAATGCTTATATAAATGGAGCAACTTATGGTGGACTTTCTATTGGTGAAACGCCAACCAATTATGACGGCTGGGATACTCAATTAAATGTAAATGGATCGGGCCACTCAAGAATAAATGTAAAAACCGCCAATGTGCGTATGGGTATTTATGCCCACGATAGCTGGCATGGCGGCGCTATGGGGCACGTTGGCACATACACAAACCATCAATTATCTTTTATTTGTAATGGCGGACAAAGAGCAGTGCTCACTACCGGGGGATCTTTCTCCACTACGGTTCAAGGAACGGTATGGGGAGCTAGTAACGACGGTTCTGGCTCTGGTCTTGATGCTGATACTCTTGATGGTCAACAACTTCAGGGCCTTCAAGAAACATATGCAAGAATACAAGGATGGAACCCAGCATATGGTAATTCGGCTGAAGCATCCGTTTATTACGATTTTTCTGAAAGAGCAGTAGCAATCCATAGCACAACTGATACGAGTATAGGTGCTGTCTACAAAGCAATCCCGGTAACTGCGGGAGAAAGATTAAAATTTAATGTTCAAGTTAAAGGAGATACTGCTTCTTCAAATGGTCTATATGCAAGAATTTATTACTATACTGGTAATCTTCCTGCTGGAAAAACACACGTATCAAACTCTGCAACACACACGTTAGTTCAAGAAGAAACGGGCGGAGATACAAGTTGGTATGAAAACGGAGCTATTACAACTTCTTATGTATCTTTAACTCGAGAGTGGATTGCTCCTAGTACTGGGTATGTGTCTCTTGTAATACTAAACTGGACGGCTCATGGTACAAATAAACTATTTGTAAAAGACGCAAGCATTGATAGAATACAAACTCTACAGCAAGGCGACCGAAATATAGTTCTTCGTAGCGGATCAACAAGCGCTTCAGCTCTACTACTAGAAGATGCAAATGATGCTTTTAGAGTTCAGTTATATGGTGCGGGGGGTGATTATGGCTTTCTAGCATCTGAGTGGGGCGCTTGGGATATTAGAAAAACTCCCAGCGGTAACATGAGCTTAAATAATAGCACCTCTAATATTGTTTGGCACGCTGGCAATGACGGTTCTGGCTCTGGTCTTGATGCTGATACTCTTGATGGTATTCATAAATCCGGCATGTGGGCAAACATGGATGGAGCTGTTCGCACAAACTATACTTTAAAATTTCGAGCGCCTTCAAGTGGCTACGCAGGTATTCAATTTGATAGTCAAGCAAATACTTCAAATTATGCAGGGTTTTTTCTACACTATGGAGGTACATCTACATCGGGTGTGTACACGGCGGATGGAATTACTCTTGTTGCAGATAGAGGGTGGCTAACTCTTGCTCAACGAACAACCTCGTCAAAAGGCGTCAGAATTATGTCTGGCACTACTTCGACCGAGCGTTTAAAGGTAACTACAGCAGGAGATATTCAGTTTGTAAATGGCAACAGTTTTACATATGGTGGAAATACTATATGGCATGCCGGTAACGACGGCTCTGGTTCAGGTTTAGATGCTGATACTGTAGACGGAATACAAGGCGCTTCATTTTTAAGAAGTGATGCAAACGATACTGCAACGGGTGGAATTACTTTTAATACTTTCACTCTTTCTACCAATGGAACCTATGCCCCAGCAAGTGTAGGCCATACTGCATCATACCCAGAAGGTATTTTTTGGCATAATGCCTCTACCTACTCCATTTATAGAACATCTGGCACGTGGACCAGCCCCAACTATCAACAGCTTAAACTAGATTGGCCCACGGGAATTTATCTCGATGGGGGAAGTAGTTATGGGCTTTCTGGAGTAAGAGTTGTAGGAAACTTGTTAGCAACAGGAAATATTACTGCATACTCTTCAGATGAAAGATTAAAAACAAATATTACTACTATTGATAACGCTTTGAATAAGGTTTTAAAATTAAGGGGCGTAACTTTTAACTGGCGAGATGATTTAGAAGAAAAATATAACTTTAAACCTGTTTGTAATTTTGAGCACGGAGTCATTGCTCAAGAAGTTGAAAAAATAATTCCGGATGCAATTACAGAAGCTCCTTTTAGTGTAGAACACACAAAAGATACTGGAGAAGAACACAAGTTTTTAACCGTAGACAAAGAAAAGATTATACCATTATTAATCGAAGCAATCAAAGAGCAACAAGCTCAAATCGAAGAACTCAAGGAGATAATTAAATGCCAGTAACATGGACTTATAATGCACCAGAAGGTGAAAATAGAACTGTAAACGTAAGTTTTACTGACGGTACAATTACACACGAACGATCTGTAAACGCAGTATTTACAGACGAAAGCTACGATGCAACTGCAACAGAAGCTCGCGTAGCAGAAGTAGGAGCAGGTGTAGAAAATAAAATTGCTCTCGGAGTAATTACCGAAAGCAGTGGAGAGCCCGCACCAACTCCTCCGGCAGAGTAAAATATGGCTCTTCAAAGTAGCGGAGCAATTAGTCTTAATGAGATACACGTAGAGGCAGGAGGCACATCCGGCACTACCGTGTCTATCAACGACTCTGATATTCGCGCCTTAATAGGTAAAGCCTCGGGTGTGCAGATGGCTTTTAGCGAATGGTATGGGGCTTCATCGTCAGTAGCTATTGATGTACGTATTCGTGGAGGCAGGGGCGGTAACATTCAGGGAGGCAACTACAACGCGCAAAGCGGAAGAGGCTACGGTGGATATACTCGTTGCCAACTAAGCGTACCATCTGGGACTCAATTTCAATTATATTCTGGCGGGCAAGCAACCGATAATGTTACGACCAATGGGGGTAGGCATGAAAGAGGTGGACCCGGCGGTGCCGCTTCAGTAATTCGCTGGACTTCCGGAGGCGTAATTCTTGGAATTGGTGGTGGTGGCGGCGGCGGCGGCACTGACCCTTATACTTATTCTGACCCTAATGATGGGAGGGGCGGTAATGGCGGGGGAGCAAATAATAGCGGGAACTCGGCAATGCCAACCACTGCAACGGCGCAACTCGGACAAGGCGGGGGCGGTGGCGGTGGCGGCACCGGAGGTTCAGCAGGAAGCTCAAATAGAGGAAACCCAGGAAACGCAGGAGGCACCATAGCCGGAGCAAATGGCAAAAATCCCTATACAGCTAACAGAGGAAATAATAGTTTAGGTTATAACGGCGGCTACGGTGGAGACGGGGCAAGCGCCGGGGATGGCTTTGGCGGCGGCGGCGGCGGGGGCTATGGCGGAGGCGGTTCTGGAGGTGCAAACGCTGGTGGCGGCGGAGGCGGAGGCGGAGGCGGCTACGGAAGAACCTCTGCTTATAGCGGCTCTTCTACTGTGACAGTTACGGGCTCTAACGGTAATCGAAATGGGACAGGGTATATTGATATTTATATCGGGGGAACGCGGGTCAAAAGAGTAATATCAAGTGGCTCATCAGCAAACTCAGGGACTTATACAGTATGAATTACACTTACGAAATAATAGACTACAATTCAAACACTCTTATTATATCAGTACGATATATGTCGAGTAATGAAAATCATCAAGACATAGTGCATTCTTTCAGATTGCCGGATTTATCAGAAGAGTCAGTTAGAGACCAAATAGAAACTTTTGCTCATGTAATATGTGATACGTGGGAAAGATCTGAAAGTGCGCCCTCCGCACTTTCAGACACTTTAACTGGGCCTCAGTCTGCTGTGCGAGAAAAAATAAAAACAATACTTACCGAACCGGAGCCTGAGTATAACTTTGATACTCAAAAATTAGTTTCGGCAGTACGGCAAACAGAAGATAATATCATAGAGTATTGGGAAGTCGTAGATTTAACAGAAGAAGAATTAGCTGATAGAGCACGCGGAAAGCGTTTTTATCTTTTAAGAGAAACAGATTATTTAGTATTTTCTGATACTCCAGAGCCTTCTCAGGTTTTATTAGATTACCGACAAGCATTAAGAGACGTTCCTCAACAAGAGGGCTTTCCAACTAATATTACTTGGCCTACAAAACCATAAAAAAGGAGGCTTACGCCTCCTCTCCTTCTTCTGGTGCCTCAACAGGCTCGGGTTGAACCTGTGGACTCGCTTGCTGTTGAATTTTAGTAATCACTCCCATACTTGCTTTTGCTGGAAGTTCGCCTAGTCCTCCAAGAACCATATTGATTTCTTCGAGAGATAGGTCAAGTTTAATACTTTCATTTGCCATAATAGAAATTCCTATTTAAATATATCTTGCCAATTTCCGGTAGTGCTCGCGCGCGCATACTCGGTGGCTCTGTTTTCAAAAAAGTTAGTGTGCTCTACACCGTTTAACATATAGTCAAGCCAGGGTAGAGGATTATTTTCACTTCCAAAAATTTTCTTCATTCCTAGACCAAGAAGTCGACGATCTGCAATATATCGAATATACTCTTTTACTTCTGCAGCAGTTAAATCAGGCACTTCCGCACCTTCAAAACATAAGTCAATAAAAGCATCTTCTAGTTCTACTGTGCGCTCTGCTGCACAATAAATCTCATACTTTAGATCATCATTCCATAGCTCTGGATTCTCTTGAATAAAAGTACGGAATAGTTGTGACATACCTTCAACATGCAATGTTTCATCACGAATCGACCATGTAACAATCTGTCCCATACCTTTCATCAAGTTATGTCTTGGAAAGTTGAGTAGAATCGCAAAACTACTAAACAACTGTACTCCTTCTGTAAATCCAGAGTAAATTGCCATTGTTTTAGCGATATTCATTGGAGTATCCATCCCAAAATTGGAAAGATGCTCGTGTTTATCCATCATTGCTTTGTGTTCAAAAAACTTTTGGTATTCGTCGTCACCAAAACCAAGAGTTTCTAACAATAATGAATATGCTTCTTGATGCACTGCTTCCATTGCTGCAAAAGCAGATAGCATCATTCTTACTTCAGGCTGCTTAAATGTTGGTAGATAATGCTTTGCATATCCACAACAAACATCTACATCAGCTTGTGTAAAAAATCTAAAAATCTGATTGATAAGTCTACGATTCTCAGGTGTCAACTTATCTCTATAGTCTCGTAAGTCATCCGCAAGATTTACTTCATCAGGAAGCCAGTGCATATGCTGTTGAGTTTTATAGTGTTTAAAAGCCCAAGGGTAATTAAAAGGCTTGTAATATTCTCTTTCTGTTAATAAATTCATTCAATGCTCTCTAAGACTTCTTTCAAGTCGCTATATCCCCCAATCCAAGTATCTCCAATAAGTATCTGAGGTACTGTTTTGACTCCAGGGAATAATTCCATAAATTTTAACATATCAAGACTTGCTTCGATACTCTCTACTTCAAATCCTTTGCTTTTTGCCAGCTTTTCTGCTAGATGACAAAATTGACAATCTTCTGTGCCCCATACTGTTATTTTATCCTTCACAAGCAAGGCACCCCTCTTCGTCCATGCTTTCAAAAATATACTGTCGAAGAGCTTCATCAGATACATTTTCAGCACGCTTATACGCTTCGCTTCGCAAATAGTATAGAGTTTTTACTTTCTTTTTCCATGCCATCATATGAATAGCGTGAAGTTCTTGCTTTGATACATTTGCAGGAAAAAATACATTTAGAGACTGACTTTGGCAGATATATTGCTGTCTATCGGCTGCAAAATCAATAAGCCATCTTTGGTCAATTTCAACTGCGGTTTTAAAGACGTCTTTTGTAAAGTCGTCAAGAAAGTCAAGATGCTGAACTGAACCGCCGTTTGTAACAATACTTTTCCATACTTCATCGTTATCTTCTCCTATCTCTTGAAGAATGTGCTCAAGGTACTCATTTTTTTGAAGACTGGATCCGGATTTAGTCTTCTGAGTAAACGCGTTAGCTCTGTAAGGCTCAATACTAGGGCTAGTGTTACCGCAGATAATACTACTACTAGCATTAGGAGCAACAGCCAAGAGATGAACGTTACGAACGCCATAACCCACTGCATCAGGAGCTTCGCCCCGTTCTTCAGCCAATTTACGAGTTGCATCTAGCGCCTCCGTTTTTATGTGGCGAAACATTCTCATGTTTGCGCTCTTCGCCATTACTCCTTCGAGTGGCGTATGGTGTCTTTGAAGATAGGCATGAAAACCCATTGCTCCAAGACCAATACTTCGTTCTTGCTCTGCACTATGTACGGCTCTCCATAACTCATTCGGAGCATTCTCAATAAAGTGTGTAAGAACATTATCAAGCATTGCTATCAGATCTGGAATAAAATGCGGGTCATGCTGCCATTCATCAAATTCTTCCAAATTTACGCTTGATAGACAACATACTGCTGTACGATCATCGTCTGTTGCAAGAGTAATTTCACTACAAAGATTTGAGTGATGTACTTGTAATCCTTTATCTTTTTGACACTGAGGCAAAGCATCTTGCACAGTATCCTTAAACATAATATAAGGTTCGCCAGTTTCTACACGATTTTGAATAAGTTTTACCCAAAGAGTTTTTGCAGATACAGTCTTTGTAACTCTTCCAGAATGAGGATCAATCAAGTCCCAGGAGTCATCGAAACCTTCTTCTCTCGTAGCTCCTTCAATAAGCTCCATAAACTCATCTGAAATAAGTATTCCATGATGCAAGTTTACAGATTTACGATTTACGTCACCGCCAGTCGGCTTACGAACATCCAAAAACTCTTCAATTTCAGGATGTGAAATGTCAAGATATGCAGCATAGCTTCCTCGACGAGTAACACCCTGGCTGAAAGCCAACATTTCTGCATCTACTACTTTCAAAAACGGAATAACGCCCGTACTTTCGGAGCCATTGCTCGTTTTCGAGCCCACACTCCGAACCCCGTTCCAGCACCCGCCAATACCGCCACCAACACTGCTAAGGAAAGCATTCTCGGTGTAGTGATTTGTAAGACCCTCTCTGCTATCATCAACATAGTTGAGAAAGCAGCTAATAGGAAGGCCGCGAGTAGTACCTCCATTAGAAAGTATAGGAGTACTAAACATAAACCAGAGTTTACTAGCATAATCATACAATCGCTGTGCATGAGCTTCATCATTAGCAAAAGCCTTTGCTGCTCGTGCAAACGCGTCTTGAGGAGATATTTCTCCATCAATTAAATATCTGTCTTGCAGAGTTTTCTTACTAAACTCTGATAGATACCGATCTCGTCGATAATCTACTACTACATTAAACGACACTTAACATTCTCCCTTGTATATCTGATATGTTATCAGACCCAATCGCATCATCGCAATAAGTCATTAAATCCATAAGCTCATAGTTTTCTAAAATTTGTTCTGCATTTTCGTTTAATGCTTGAATAAACTTATATCGACTATCAATCGGAGTTGCATCATAAATACTCATTGCATCTCCATATTCTTGAATTAACTGTACAGCTCTCTTTGGACCTATTCCAGGTATGCCTGGGACATTGTCACCTTTGTCTCCTGTGAGACATTTAAGAGAGATATACTCTTCGGGAGAACATTCGTAATGATCAGACCATGTATCAAGCGTGACTTCCTTCCTCGTCACATATGAGAATCGTCCGACGTTTTCTTGAATAAGTAAATCCCAATCTCTATCGCTAGAAATAAGCCAAATGTACTCTAAACCATACTTATTTCTTTCTTTTACCAAGTGAGCAGCAATATCATCTGCTTCTACACCCTTATATCGAAGTACAGTATATCCTGCTTCTTCCAATACTTCTAGTGATGCTTCGAACTCTTCAAAAAACTCTTCAAATGCGATTCGTTCTTCTTCAGTTTGTTCTGCAAACTTTTCTTTTCGATTTTGCTTGTACTCAGGATTAATACCTTTTCTATAGCTAGAAGAGCCCCAGTCTGCTGCAATAATCAAATTTTTACAGTCATAAGACTTTGCAAGAGACTCTACAGTACGTTGATAATCATATCGAAAGTCTGTACGTCCTTGATGTTTCCACCGAAAAGCTAAATTAAGAGCATCCACAATCAGAGTGGTTTTATCACTCGGATTTATAATTTTTTCACTAAAACTGAATGCCATTCTTTAAAAACTCCACTGTTTCATTTTCTAGCCAATTTTCTGCGAGAAGAATAAAACAGTTAAGAAACTGTATATACATCCATTCTTCACTTTTGTTAGGCTGTAAATTTGTTACAACAAATACCGGAGAACGATTATACTTAAAAAAGAGTAAAGGTTCTTGGTCTCCTCCTTTCGCTTGTACTTGTACTTTTTTCCACCAGCGAATAAGATTATTTGTCTTTTTCGCAGTAAATATTTTATCGGAGAGAGGTGACTCCGAGTAGTTTTTTACTTCAATACAAAAACGATTTTTTTCGTTCGGAACATAAAGATCGCCTTTTAGATACTCAAGAGCCCCTGAATTAGGGACTCTTTCGAACTGCAACCCCGTTGCGACCCGCAACATATCTCGTACTAAGTATTCTCCTCTCGCTCCTTTTGCTCTACTGTCCACCATTCTGCACAAGTTCTCCTAATACATCTAACTTCTCTTTGTATTCGGCAATTTTTCCTAATTCGCTTTCTATACATTCCATGATGTCTGGGTGTTCTCCAATACCTGTGGGATTACTGAGAAACACCTGTACGTTTGCTTCGTGGTATTGCATTTTCCCTTTCAGATAGTTTTCCATCCTCGATTTCAATACCTGCCTCAAATTTGTCTCGCTCATATTTTAATTCCTTTTCTTTTGCTTTAACTAATAACCACATTCTACGCTGTGCTGCTAGTCGATTCATTCAAGGGCACTCACATTTTCTCGTTTTACGACTTCAATTTTCTCCAGTAGAGGATGAGTCCATCCGTGACTTACTACATATGTATTTAGATTTTCTTCGCCAAGTAGAACTTCTACTAGCTTTTCTCTACCTGTTTCGTCTAATACATTGATTACTTCATCCAAAAACAGAATATTGATTCGTGACTTGGAAATACTACTCATTAGCTTACGAATAGCTATAAGAGTAGCGGTGTTTACTCTTGCCAACTCTCCACTGGAAAGAGCAAGAATGTCGACAATGTTTCCATTGTCTGTAATTTGCACGTTTAGCTTATCATTTGATACAACAAATTCAAGAGTGAAACGTCCGTCTGAAAGTTCAGCCAAGTATGTGTTTACTAACTCTTCTAGTTCTTTTACTAGATTTTCAATTTTATATGCGATTAAGCCGTTTGTGCTAAATGCTTTTTTGAGTACTTCGAGATTGGAATATACACTCTCTACTTTTTCTAAAGACTGTTGTGCTTCTTCCAACTGTTTAAGAAAACTATCTGTTTGTTCTTGTATTACTTGGATGCGGGTGTTTTGTTTTGTTCTTCTTTCGTTTTCCTCCGTTGCATACGCCACAGACTTTTTAATCGAAACCAAGTCAGCTCGTACTCCTGCCAACCGCTCTTCAAGCTCTCCTTCATCCAAGAGGGCCACTGGGAGATCTCGATCAATGCTTCGATAAAGATCTTCCCACTCTCTTTGCATTTTACTTTTATATTCGAAACGTTCATTGTTTCGTTTAATTTGTTCAATTCTTGTTGTAATTTCACTCATTTTCTCCTGTGCAAAAGAAATCTTTGTAGACTCTTCTGTTATTAGGCTCTGCTTAAAAGCTTCTTGTACAGGTTGCTCACAAGTTGGACATTTACCTTCTAAATCTTCCAACTTTCTCATAATCTTACGAGACCCCGCTACGACCCCGTTGAGATTGCCAAGCTCTGACTGTAATGTATCATAAGATTCTTTTGCATTTATTTCAATGTTCTGTATTTCTTCTATATTTATTTGCTTGAGTAGGGAAATACATTGATTATTTTGTGAGATTTTTTTATTTTTTTCCGAAATATTTTCAATTTCTTTCGTTAATGAACGGAATTGATTCTCAAGTTCTTCCGTATCATTTTCAATTTCTAGCATGGGCAGTATATTGGTATCACTCAATTTGTTATCAGATAACCACTTTTCTACTGTTGCAATTTTTGCACGTATCGCTGAAACTTCAAGCGATAAGTCTTTTGATACATTTTTAAATAATTCAAAAAGTTCTACATATTCTTCAAGATGCAATAAATCAATAAGAAACTTCTTTCTTGTAGTATCTGTTGCTGTAAGAAATTGTAGGCTCGCATTTGTATTTTGGTACACAAGTTGCGAGAAAGTTTTAAAAT